TGGGACTCGAAGCGGGTTATGGTAGCCGGCTGGCAGGTGCGGTTGCAAATCCTTCTTGATGTAATGCGCCTTGCCGAGCGCCTGGAGCTTGTCGATCATTCGGAGCGTGTACTCCCGTCAGTCGGTTGTCTTCGTGATTGGAAGGTAGTTGACACGCCCGACCTTGTAGAGGTCGACGAATTCGTGTGTTGCGTCGACGATTGCGAGCGACGCATCGACGTCGATCGTCGGTTCCAGGCTGACCCAGGTGAAGATGCCGCGATCATGGAATCGCCTCAGCGCGGCAATGCGGTCACCCGGCAGCGCCGCGCCGCCTTCCCATTTCTGTGAGAAGCGGTCGTCCAGGCTGGTAAGGGTAGACGCGAAGGCATCGCGGTCCGGCCGGAATAGGTCGAGGTCGCGGAACGCGCGCGTGCCGCCCTTTGTCAGCGTACAGAAGCCGAGGCCTGCGTCCTTCAGGATGTGCAGGCACTTTTTCGTCAGCGAGCTGTCGCCCGGATGATACGGGTCCGAAGTGAACGAGATCATCACCTGTTCGGTGATGCCGGCGGCGCGGTATTTCTCGGCGTCCTTGATCAGGAGCGAGAGATAGTCGCCGCGCTCGACCGCACCCGCGTTGAACGCGCCGCGGTCCTGGCCGGTCACGCGCGGCACATAGCAGTAGGCGCATTTGTGACCGCAGCCGCGATAGGGATTGGCGGCGAGCGCTGAATATTCGCCGGCCTGGCCTCGCGGCGCGTAGATCATCTTGCAGCCTCTGACGGACACGCCGTCATCATTGAGCGTGGGGATCATGTTTGCACCATGAGAGTTGAAGTCGACTCTCAAATTGTGTCCTCAAACGTCTGATTTAACAACTCTTTTTTACAACTTGAGATGAGTGCAGTTCTGCTATGGCGAGGAAGAAAGACCCGAAGCCAAACGGCCGGCCGCCAATAGAGATCGACCCCGATCAGCTTGAACGACTTGGCGCACTACAGCCGACCGTTGAGGAGGTTGCTGCGTTCTTCAAGTGCACCAAGCGCACGATGATCGAGAAGCTGAAGAACGACACGCTCAAGGAAGCGCTTGAGCGCGGCAAGCAGGTAGGCAGGCTGAACCTGCGCCGCATTCAGATGCGTCACGCGCAGGGGACGGGCTCAGGCGCCGTGAACATGAGCATCCATCTCGGCAAGCACTGGCTCGGCCAGACCGACAGGTCCCTACTCGAGCTGACCGGCAAGAACGGCAAGCCGATCGAACAAAACATCACGACCAAGATGACGCCGGCAGAGGCCGCAGCCGCCTATGCAAGCACCCTGCACGGCGACAAGGGATAGTTGGCCGCCGAACTACGTTGCGGTTTGGGCGTGGCGTCAGTCTCAGCTTCAGAAGATCAGATCCAACCCCGATCTTCTCGCCGGCGCGAAAGAGTTCTATCGGACGCACCCGATTGAGTTCATCAATCACTGGTGCGACACATACGATCCACGCAACGCCGGTAGCGACACGCCGACGCGTATGCCGTTGATCCTCTTTCTCAGGCAAGAGGACCTGGTTCTCTTCCTGTGGGGATGCCTCAAGAACGAGGAAAGCGGCCTCGTCGAGAAGTGCCGCGATATGGGCGCGACGTGGGTATGCGTCGCATTCTCGGTTTGGCTTTGGCTGTTCTGGCCCGGCGCGTCGATCGGCTGGGGCAGCCGCGAGCGGGACCTCGTCGACAAAATCGGCGACCCTGACAGCATCTTCGAGAAGTTCCGGATGCTGATACGCGGCCTGCCGCCGGAGTTTCTGCCGGCTGGCTTCAAAATTGGCGAACACCTCACGTTCATGAGGATCGTCAATCCTGAGAACGACGCAACGATCACGGGCGACATTGGCGACAACATCGGCCGCGGCGGCCGCAAGCTGATCTTCTTCAAGGACGAGTCAGCGCACTATCAGCGACCCGAGCTGATCGAGGCCGCGCTCGCCGACAATACGCGCGTGCAGGTCGACATCAGCTCGGTCAATGGACCAGGCAATGTGTTCCATCGGCGCCGCGAAGCTGGTTTCGATTGGTACCGTGGTGCCGACATTCCAAAGGGCCGGACGCGGGTTCTCGTCCTCGACTGGCGCGACCATCCGGCGAAGTCGCAGGCCTGGTACGACCAGCGGCGGCAAAAAGCAGAGGATGACGGCCTCTTGCACATCCACGCACAGGAGGTCGATCGCAACTATTTCGCCGCGGTCCAAGGCGTCATCATCCCTGCCCCGTGGGTCAAGGCCGCGATCGATGCGCACCTGAAGCTGGGGTTCGACGACAGCGGCGGCTGGTGTGCGGCCCTCGACGTCGCCGATGAAGGCCTCGACACCAACGCGCTCGCAAAGCGCAAGGGCGTCATTCTGCGTCACGTCGAGGAATGGGGTGAGCGCGACACCGCGGTAACGACGCGCCGTGCGATCGGCGCGTGCGAGGGTCACGGCCCGATCGAGCTAGAATACGACTCGATCGGCATCGGCGCCGGCATCAAGGCAGAGGCAAATCGTCTGATCGACGAGAACCTGATGCCTAAGGAGATCCAGCTTGTTCCCTGGAACGCCGGCGCCAAGGTTCTGCATCCAGAGAAGCGCGTCGTCGAAGGCGACAAGCAATCGCCGAAATGGGAAGACTTTGCGGCCAACCTCAAGGCGCAGGGGTGGTGGTCCCTGAGGACACGTTTCGAGAAGACGTGGCGCGCAATCCAGAAGCTCAACAATGTCGAGAGCGAGCGGAATTTCACCTGGACGCCCGATGAGCTGATCTCGATCGACAGTCGCATCCCGCTTCTGCGCAAGGTCGAAAAAGAACTGAGCCAGCCGACGATAAGCAAAGGTCCGAGTATGAAGCTTGTCGTCGACAAAACACCGGAGGGCACGAAGTCACCCAACGTCGGCGACTCCATCATGATGGTCTATTGGCCGATCCCCGTTCGCCGCCCGTTCGTCATCTCGGACGAGGTGCTGGCCAAGGCGGCGCAACCCATCCGCCGGCGGAAGCCGCTGTGAAAAAGCCGGGCAAGAAGTTGCTTCAGCAGTTCGCGAAACAGCTGGCGCTGGAGTTCGTCGACGCGCAGCCGAAGCGCCCTGCCCGTCGTCGTCGCCCCAAGCCGCGCCCGCCGGCGCCAGAATCCGTCAAGAATGCGGCCGATCGCGCGGAGAAGAAGCCCGAGCCGAAGCGGATCGTCATCTCGGATGCCATGCTCGCCCGCGCGCGGGAGAAGCGCAACCGCCATAGCAACGTCAACCCGTTCAAGCTGCCAACCTTTCCGACGGCGGTGCTCGACCACGTTCCCGCCGATCGGCGGATCGCCGCGGACGAGGCGCTGGGCCAGGTCGCCGGCTGGGCGGGCGGATCATGGCAGGCACTGGCGCCCCAGGTCGCATTCGAGGGTGTCGGGTTTCTCGGATTTCCCTACCTTTCAGAGCTCGCGCAGCGGCCCGAGTATCGTGTCATCGTCGAGACGATCGCCACGGAGATGACCCGGAAGTGGATACGCATCCAGGCGAAGGGTGACAAGGACAAATCGAAGAAGGTCACGCAGCTCGAGGACGAGCTCGAACGGCTCAAGGTTCGCGAGTGCTTCAGCAAGGTTTGCGAGGTCGATGGCTATTTTGGCCGCGGCCACATCTATCTCGACACCGGCGCAACTGACGATCGCGATGAACTCAAGACGCCGATCGGCAATGGCGAAAACCGCATCAGCGATGCAAAGTTCAAGAAGGGAGATTTGAAGCGGCTCGCAGTCGTTGAGCCGATATGGACCTATCCAGCCTCATACGATGCCTATGACCCGCTGAAGCCGGATTGGTACCGGCCGCAGCGCTGGTTCGTGATGAGCAAGGAGGTCCACATCTCGCGCCTGCTGACGTTCGTCGGCCGGGAGGTGCCCGACCTGCTGAAGCCGGCCTATTCGTTCGGGGGCCTGGCGCTGACCCAGATGGCAAAGCCATATGTTGAGAACTTCCTCAACATTCGCCAGAGCGTCGCCGACATCATCCAGGCGTTCACGGTTTTCGTTCTGCACACCAACATGGGCGAGTCACTGACGCCCAGTGGTGATGATCTCTTCCGTCGCGTCGATCTTTTCAACCAAACCCGCGACAACCGCGGGACAATGGTGATCGATAAGGAG